ATGCCAAAATATACTCCGACAATACATTATTGCGGAAAAGGTGAATATAAAGAAGCTATTGGGGCTATTTCCGTAATATTTGAAAACCACCCTTCTCCTCATAACGTGGCAGAATTATGTTATATGCTTGAATAAAGCAAAAACGACCAATTTTACTTTATTAGGTGTAAAATCGGGTGCTTATTTTTTTATTTACCGACAATCAGTGTTTATTGCGGTGCGTTCGGCCACCTAAAGCAATCCGCTCATGCAGGGCGAACAAAAAAAGAGCCGATCTTCGCAGACCGGCTCTCCATAAACGAATAAATTGTTTGCACATCGTATGAACAAAAAGTATTATTTGAAATACAGCATAACCTTTGTATGTCGGTTGGCCTCATTGGGCGTATAATCGGAGATACCGCCTTGGTGAGTTTGGACTATCTTGTCGCCCAGCACTCCTCGTTTGATTAATTCCTCGGCGATATAACCGGCTCTCGATACGCTCAAGGCATTGTTTACGGATACTGTCCCGGTCATGCTGTCAGCCGCACCAATGACGCTTACCGATAACCCGTACTTCTTCGCCACTCTCGCCAGTTCGTCGAGATTGACCAATTGGGAGGGGTCTGTCAGGTGCGACGTGCCGAGTTCGAAGAAAAAGAAGATGGGAGCACCGATGCATTCCCGTCCGGACTGCATCCGAACGGCATAGTCTGCCAAAGTGCTGTCGGGAAGATTCTCGAACTGTCCTGTTCCGAGACCAGGCACGCTATCCGGCCAGTGCTGCAGGCTGTCTGCCCGGCCATTTCCATTCGGGGCTTGTCCTTCCAATGGTGATTTTCCGTTCCAATGCTTGTTCTTCAACCTTGCCCGCAGGGAGTTCAGCCCGCTGTAATTGTTCCTCGGATAACCTTTGCGCTCGATAGCATCGTCATCATCGAAGAAATGGCTGTACGTGTCGAGCAATCCTTCGATTTCCAGTATCTTCTTCAGCTCGGCCAGCGTCCGGCTATCCTTGTCATGCTGTCCCGCGTAGCGGCTGTTCTGTTCCGACAGTACATTGATATAATCGACGAGCTGCCGATCGCGGCGGATATAGGGGCTTGGGTCTATGGCCCGTTTCCAGCCGACCTTGCCGATATGGAAAGAGAATCCGGCAGTGAGTGAAAGCATGTGGTCGCCTAACCGATTCGCCTTGCCATACCCGTCGAAGTCTTGGAAGGTGGTCGTACCGGAGAGTTCCATGAGGGCGCTTACCCTTTTGGAAATGCGATACTGCCCTTGTATGCCGTAGGAGATTGCAAACGGGTTATGCCCGTTGGTCGCATGGTGCAGCAGTCCGATACCCGCAAAGGGTGCCAGATGCCAGCGCACCAGTTTCTGCCGGACATAGCTGCCGCCAAGCACATTCCACAGCAGATCCGCATGGAGATAATGGTACTCCTGCACGGCCAGCGTGCCGTCCTTGAACTGCAACCCGTTGTAATTTATGCGTGCACCTACCCACGGGGTAAACCACTTGCCGAGGGCAAGGCTGTACGAGGGTTTCAACCTCCCGAACAGGTCTTCGCAACCGAGCGGCGTGCCGAGAAAAGCTGTCGCACCTCCGGCGATACTGACAAACCAATTGCCGTTTCCCCGTGCCGGAACGACCACTCCGTCAAGGTATAAGGGCTGTAACGGCTGCAGCAGTTCTGTGTCATCGTAACGGTACGTGCGGTGTACAGTATCCCTTTCCGTGGGTTGTACATCCGCACGGGCTTGCAGCGAACAAAGCGCCGCAATAATGAAAATGATATTTTTCGTCATATTCTTATATCCTTAATTTGTTGTTTATCCGATTCTTTATTATAAACCTTGCCATTCAACGCTTGGGCTTCTTGCCGATGGAAGGGCGCATCATGCGGCTCGCCATCCTCATGCAGCGAAGCGCCCATGCCCGGTTGTCCTCGTCTTCATCACGTCCCCATTTGAGGTCGCTTCCGCCACCTCCTCCGCCACGTGTTTCGGCAAACGTAGTGGCATCATCGACCATACCGAGAAAGAGCATCGTGGCGCAGCGCATGACTTCCGCTCCCCGTTCCGCCACGGAACGCACGAGCGTGTCGTCGAAAAGTTGCCGTTCGGAAGGCTTCATCCGCGCCGACAGTTCCCTCCACTCATCGACCATATTTTCCAGCATGGCGTCCTTGAGTAGGCTGTCCACTTTGGAGTGGACATCACGGGAGTATTCGTAGGCTTCCTCCTTGAGCTGTTCCGTGCGTTCCTCAATGGCATCCATGTTTGCCTTGAAGTCGGAAAGCTGTCGGTCGGCGGTTTGTAGCTTCTCCTGTTTGTCTGCCAGTTTCCCTTGGATAGCAGTCAGCTCTTTTTCGAGCTTTTCTTTCTCGGCAGATAGGGTCAAAGCATCATCTTTCCGGGTATCCATATCATTTTCGAGTGCCGACAGTTGAGCCTCTTTTTCGCTCTTCTCCCTTTTCAAGTTTTCCACCATCGAGGTCAAACCTTTGACTCTGCGCTCTGCCAGCCGAATGTCCGAATGGAGGGCGGACAGGACTTCCTGATGTCGGCCAATCTGTTGCTCAATGGTGGTACATTCTTCCGAGAGCATACGGCGGTATTCTTCCGTCGTCCTGTGCCGTGCGCCGGTCTCGGCGACGCTCCGGCCTCTCTCCATTCCCCACTTCGTGTTGACCTCGGCGAAAAAGTCCGTATGGAGCTGTTTCATCCTCGCGCTATATTCGAACTTGTCCTTTCCGGCGAATATCTCCTTGTACGCAAACCTCCCGTCTTTGATTGGCAGAAGCGTACAATGCACGTGCGGATTTAATTCGTCGAGGTGTACAATGAAGGCGGCTATATTCTGCTCGCCGTATCTGCCGCAAACGAATGCATAGACATCCTTCGCCCAACGTTCGATGTCGCTCTTCCTTTTGATGCGGGTATTGTCCGCACCTTTTTCAAAATCCACCTTCTGCGTGCCGAAAGCGAGTTCGTGCATCCGCTCCCGCGAACCGCCGAAAATGATGTTTACCACCGTGCGGTATTTCGGTTCAACCAATCCCTCGTTGGGGTCTTTGATCCCGCGACGGCCCAATATGTCCGCTATCCGTTCCGGGATATTGCGGCTCGTGTCGATGGGGCGAACCTTGCCTCCGGGCACAATCTCGAAGTTCAGATGTTTGCGGGTGGGGTCGTAGTTGCCCTTGCTCATGGCGTACTTCTCCGCCTCTTCGCTGCGATTACGCAGGTGTTCGTTGCCTTGGGCGGCGGTGATCCCTTTCGATACCTGAACATCGAGAACCTGTTTTGCATTTGCCATACTGTTTTCGTGTTGTTTCGGACAATTCCCCGTGTCCCAGCTTGCTGCTTGCTTGGACACTTCTCCCTGCGACGTCAGTCAGCAGGGGTATTAGGCTCCCCCTTCCCTTTGTTCAGTGGCAGACGGGCAAGCCCGGATGCCTGCTATAACTGGAAGGATATTTGAACCTGAACCGGGGAGAATTGCCCGTGGTTATACAATCTCTGTCCGCGAATCCCCGTTCAGCTTTCCTCTTGTGCCTTCGCCAGAAGCGATAAAAAGGGCTTGCGAAGCGATTCAAGGCGTTTTGTCTCTTCGTCCGTACCGAACTCTGTCCCGTCCGGCTTTCCTTCGATAACAAGCTCTGCAAGCTCTTTCGAGGCTTCGATGAACGCCGCCAATTCTCCGCCGAGGTCGAGCCGGAAGAACTGCACGAGCGGCGAGCCGTCGTCGAACCTCGATTTACGCAGTACCCGTCGCAGGGCGGCATGGGCGATACATTCCAAGACGATCCCACGCAGTCGTTCTTCTGACCGGACAGTCTGTGCCGATGTCGTGCCGGAAGGATTGTCCGGATAGATACGGCTGTCCCGTCCGGCTATCTCCGTCAAGGTCTGGTGAATGATTTGTCCGCATGATTTGCCTACATCGAAAGAGGTTGCCCTGCCGATAATCCAGTCGTACAGTGTTTCCTGTATCCTTGTGGCAAAGTCCGCTTCTTCTTGTCCGCTGTCCGGCATGGCAGGCGTGCCGGTCCGCAGGGGCATGGTAATGACGACGCTTTTTGCCAACCGGGTGCGTTCCAACTGCCCGAGCGCTTCGAGCGTGTCCAAAAAAGAGCGGACAGTAGCCCGATGCCAATGCCACTCCGAGGCAAGGTCGGAAACGGTTACATGGCACTGGCAGGGAGAGAGGTCGTAGTCCTGCCTTCTTAAAAACGGGGAGACGAAACCTGCCAGCGATTTATCCAACAAATCGTAGTAGGCTTCCGTCCTCGTCTTCCGCTCGCCGACTTTTTCTTTCAGGTAGTCGAACACTTCCACGTTCGCCAGTATGGCGGCGGGCGCTTCATTTCTATTTCTCATTTTCGTTCTGTTTTTGATGATTCATAATGTGCGGATAGTTTCAGGTTGCCATTATCCGCATTATCGTGGCAGCCTCGCGTGATGATATTATGATAACTGTCGGCTAATGCTCCGGGATATTCCAGCCATTCGAGGAATTTGCGCATGTCTGTCCTTTCGGACATGACTCTTGCAGACGGGTAGAACAGGGCAGCCAAAAGAACAAAGGAGATGGTTACGGACATCGTGTACAGATGTGGCACGAAGCCGATGACCAATGCCAAGAGCGCAAACCAGACGAAACGTTTCGGCCGGTCGAGCAGACCGCGCATCCATCGGTCCGCCCGCCGGAAAGAGGCCCATGCGGCACACACGATGGTAGATGGCACGACACCGAACTCACCGGGGTGTCCGCTCGTATAGACATAATGAAAGAGGAGCAGTACGATAAGCAACACATGGGCGTACAGCCTGCGGGCTTTTTCGCTCCACACCATCTTATCGTAGAATCTTGCCATGAAGTAACGCCTGCTTCTGTACAATAATGCCGGAAGGACGACAGGCATTGCAAGAAATACAAATTGTAATATAATCCAGGTCATAACAGGTAATAGGGTTTTGAAGGTATGTGAACGGACCGTACCACGAGTTCCAAGTGGACAACCCCGTGAGTGGCCAAGCGGATAATGGTCTCGGCGTCTTCGGCTGTCAGGGACGACGCGCCTTTCTTCATCCGGGCCTTGAATGTACCGTTCTGCTTACGATATGTAGCCAGTGCCGTGTCCAGATCATGCTCCGGAATCGTCCACGTCATGCCCCGGTTGTATGTGCCGTGCGGTTTGCAGGCACGCAGTACCAGTGTGCGGGACACCAGAAAGTCAGTCCGGTTGTTTCTCGGAATGACGTGCTCCTTGTAGAGGTTGTCATCGGCCACCTCTATCCACGTGCGATACGTGTTGATGCAGAAAACCATTTGGCGGTATATCGTGTTTCGCATAGTGCCTGTTTTACATGAAGTCCAACAGCACGTCCTCCTGATTCTTTTTGTACTTGAAGCTGCCGTTCCCGGCGTGGAGTTTCAGGTCGAGACACAGGTCGCCGTACATCAGCTCCAGCGAATCGTAGATCGTTGCGATGATACGGTTTACCTTGCCGTCCGCGTCTGTCCGGGCGTTCATCTTGAACATCTGTCCGAAAGCGGGATTGGAGTAGGCACAGGTGCTATGGCCGGATTTCTCCAGTCCGACCGGCACATGGTGGTAGAGCGTAATCAGTTCCATGTCGTCCTCGAATATGTCCATGACTTCCTCCAGATCATAGGAGTCCCGTAGCGGGAACGTGAGCAGAACGTAGTCGCCGTAAAATTGCGGCTCCTCCATCGTTGCCACATTGAGAAGCTGCGGCATTTGCAGGGGCACGAACGACATGAAGTCATCCAGAAAGTGTCGTAACATAATCATATATCGTTTATTTTGTGAATAGGCTTTTACAATGAGGCGATGAATATTTCCATGAGCATACCGGGCAGCTCGTCCAACCGGTCGCCTTCCGACGGCAGGATTCTGCGCAGTTTCTCGAACGCGGCAGGCGTTTCTGCGGCCATACTGTAAAGGGTTTCCTTATCTTCCGGGGACAATAGCGTCATGCAGAGGCCGTCCAAGGAAGCATAAGGTTGTAGAATCATCCAGACATAGGCTTGTGCCTGTTCGGGCGTTGTGACCTTCCCACGGCGTATGTTGTCAAGACAGGCACGCACGTTCTGAATCAGCCGACGGTCGGTACGTAAGGCCATGTATATCGTGGCGTCCTTGTAAGTGATTTCCTTGCGTCCGGCGGCGAAAAACACCTCGGAGCAGCATTTCTCCGTGTCACGGGTGATGTCGGCCATATTCGCTTCGCCAAGCTCGTACAACCCGGACAGGAAAGCCCGAAAAGCGGCATCCTCTTTTTCGATGAATCTTTTGAGGTCTCCGTTCCCGTGTATTCCGCTGTTCAGGGTTTCGGCAAGCACGTTACGATATGCTGACAGAATTTGCTCCTTGCTACCCCGACAGGCCGGACGTTTATCCAGTTCTGCGAAAAACGGACGGATCTCTTCGGCGGAACGGCACAATTCCACGTCCCCGGCATAAGGTGAGAAGCGTTCTTTCAAAACCAGCACTTCTTTGTAGGTGCGAGGTTTCGACATCGCCAGCCGGGAAAGTTCTGAACGGACGGAATCGTGCAGCAGAATGCACTCCTCTCGTATGTCGGAATGTGTCCGATAAGCCGTGTCCCGGTGCATGGCTGCGGTCACGGAGTCTTTCAAGGTCCGCCACTTTCCGATATAAGCGGTCAAGTCCTCAAAGGAAAGTTCTTTTTGCCCGCGTACTTCGGACAGATACTTCCGGTACAGATTGGCTGGAGTGGACTGGGCTTCGACCAGTGATTTGCCGTTCGTACTGTCGCATGATGTGAGCGTGAAAACGGCAGTAGAAACGGCAGAAAGTCCAGCAATGGAGAGTATGATTTTTAAGTATGATTTCATATGATTTATAGTTTGATTTTGTATTTATCACCGCAAATCTAAGTATAAATTTCAAGATGTCAACCGCCGAAATTTATTTTATAAGCTATTTTTAACATTGTACTTAATAGTTTGATTTTCAATGAAAACAAGTGAAGATAACGGGATATTCAGAGGGTTTCTCATACTATTTTTGCTCAAAGTATGGTTTAGTTTAAAATAAAACTCTTACATTTGTACTTATTATCATAGAAACGCACAGTGATATGGCAAAAGTAGGTTACATATTCAAGGCGGACCGTTACGACGGACTCGAGGCTGACAAAGAGTGGATGGAGAAGTACGGTTGTGTACAAGTGATAGAGGAATCGGTCGATAACGAAGCACTGCGTCCCAAATGGAAACAGCTTGTAGCGAATCTCGAAAGAGGCGACGAAATCGTGGTGGCCAAATTCAGCAACGCTCTCCGTGGGTCGCGCGAATTGTCCGCGTTCATCGAGTTGTGCCGAATCAAGGTGGTGCGTATCATATCCATCCATGACCGGATCGACTCGCGGGGAAAACTGTTCCCCGAAACGACGGCTGCCGATGTGCTGGAGATGTTCGGGGCGCTTCCCGAAGAGGTGGCGGTATTGCGGTATTCGTCCGCGCATGTCATGAACCTGCAACAGAAAGCGAAAGTCCCGAAAAAAACGATGAAGGCGATGGATAAGGCCGACCGGGAGAATACCATCGTTGATATGTATGTCAACGGTCATTCTTTCGAGGACATCATGGCGGTAAGCGGGTACAACAGCCGGAGTTCGGTGTTCAGCGTGCTCAACAAGCATGGTGTCGAACTGAACCGGGGAAAATTCAAAGGGCCGTTGGGCAAACGTAAACCGAAAGACGGGCAATAAGCCTTTATTCTCGCCGGATTAAAATGAAATATTTTTTGAGAATTAGGGCTATATGCTTTCTATTCTCGCTGATTTTTAGTATCTTTATATTAACTTTAAACATTGTAGAATATGGGAGAACTTATCGTTTTTATAGTGGTTTTCTATGTTATCGGAAAGATTCTGAAAGCTATTTTCGCTGGTTTCAGCAAGAGTGATTACCATCATGACCGGTAAACGGTGGCCGGGGCTTGCCTGTCCTGACTGCAGGATACGGACTTGCATGCTTTTGATGTCCCTTTCCTCTTATCGGCGGCTTTCCGCTTGTCTGCGGGAATAGAACGGTTCGTGCCGAAGGAACATCGTGAGGTAAAAGGGGGTTATCGTTTCCGTAATATTATCAGGCCGGCAATTCAGGCGACAAAGAGATATGTTATTATCTTTGCGACGGATTTTATAATAAAACAGTATGACAAAAGCGGATATTATTGCCCGGATCGCACAGGATACCGGAATAGAAAAGTCGGTAGCGACAACTGTAGTAGAGGCATTCATGGAGAGTGTCAGGGAGTCGATGATCGCCGGGAACGAGGTGTTCCTGCGAGGGTTCGGAAGTTTCATCCTCAAACAGAAGGCGGAGAAAAAGGCTCGTAACTTTTCAAAGAACACGACTATCGTGATCCCGGCTCACCATGTTCCTGCGTTCAAGCCCGCAAAGACATTCTTGGATGCGGTAAAAGAGGGAAAATAAAGAAAGTATAAACGGTTTTCTTCATAAGTGTGTCGGGAGACCGCTGTGCAATGGTTACACAGGATAACAGGACGCCGCGACTGTCTTTTGTGGACGGTTGCGGTATTTATTTTGCCGTATGTTATAAAAAAGGAGCTGGCACAAAGAGCCGGCTTTCATCGGCGGCTCTTTGTGTTTCCTTGCTTAATCCGTCACCTCGTAATAATAACTTAACTCGTCATCTTTCAGGTTCTCTACCGCATATTGACCTGCCTGCTCCCAAAGGGTGTTGTAAAGTGTCGCAAATTCCGGTTTCGTTTCATAATACTGCCAGATTTTATGATTGAGTACCAATATCAGTTCTGTGAGGTATTTATAGTTATCTTTCCATCCCTCGAAAGCACGTTTGAAAGTGTCTTTTATAGCTGACAGACCGAATCGGTCCGCTATTGAGAAGTCCTCCCAAAAAGTTGTCTGTAACTCGTAACCGTTTTCTCGCATAAATTCTCTAAATGTCATACGCTTTAAATTTTAAGTTTGAACTGTTTTTTGTTTTTCCCTTTGGTACAATCCCGTACCGAAAGGCTGATTATTTTTCTGCCCACGGGATTGGCGGCAAGTGCGGGCAAGGAGGCAACGGTAAATACGCTCTCCAACGAAGGCGGAGAGGAAGATTTTCCGGCTGCAAGCGCCAGCGGTCCTTGTCGGGACTGGTAGCCGACAATCGAACTTTGCAGAAACAATAACCGGGCTTTCGGCATGGAGTGTGTCTGGGAAACGGCTGTAAAGAGTAAAACGGAGAGGCTAAGGTGTTATAAGAGGATTGCTTTCCGGCTGGATAGCCGGAGTACAAGGGGGGGGGGACGGACCGCACTTCGATAAAAGGGAAAAGGTTATGAAGATATAAAGGGGTAATTCCGGCAAAAGGATTCAGGACACATCTATTGCCAATGTATCCCGAACCCGTACCGGTCATTATCTGTACCGAATGTTTAGGAAACCCATTTGTAACCTTCGTCCGTCAGTTCAAAATATTCGTCCATTCCCGGTTTCACAAAAAACATGATTTCAAAGGCTTCGTTGCTTCCACCTTCGGGTATCGTCATGTCGATTTCTCCATTGCGGGCTGTTCCTCTTCCCGTATTGAAACCTAAGTCTTCGTCTGCATAGGCGTAATGAAATTCCACATCCGGAAATATTTCGGAAAGTTTTTGGATAAGCTGTGGCACGCCGTTCCATGCCGTATCGAACCAAAGTATGTTCGGCTCTTCAAAACTCTGGTTATAGGCATTCCATTTTGTACCCCATGTGGCGATAGACCACTCAAACCAAGTGGGATAACCGTACTTTTTCCGGTTTTCCAGATACGTTTCTCCAAGTTGCAGCGCTTCTTGTCTGTCTTTTTCCGCCAATCCTCTCATCCATTGAACGGCTCTCAAATCGTCATCGTCCAATAAAAAATAGAATGGCTGCCGCTGCATTGCTTCGAGACATCTCATACCGAAATCTCCACTACTGTTTTTTTCTATCAACAGTTCTTCGGGCATAGGAATGATGTTGTTGAAGTCGATGTAACAAGGCGTATTGTCATCATCGGTTTTACCTTTTAAGAAATTCATTACTTTTTGTACTGTTTCCCGGTCTGCGTTTATTTCTAAACGGTTTGTCACATGATTAGGCATAATCTTAGTTTTTTGAAATTGTTAATACTTATTTCCCCTCTTGTCGGCTCTTTCTTCCTGAACCGCTTTTGGGTTTTACGGATGCGGTACATGGCTGTCGGGAAAACTTCATACGGTGGCTTTTCTTGCCAAATTACTCTTACCCCTGTAAGGAAGAATTTTGCAAGAAATGCACTTCAAGCCACCGGATCAAGTGCGACGGCCTACCTTTGCATCTGGTAAAACCAAACCGGTGATGGAAAGAAGAAAAGACGGGAGATATGCGAAAGACCGGGGTCGGTATAAAGGGTGGATATTGCTCCGTGAGTGATTATAAAAAAGGAATAGGGCTGATTATAAAAGGTGACGGTTCTGCGTTCGGCCATTCGATAAAGGATACCGCAACCACCTCTGGCGGGTGCATTGCGGTATTTGTGGACAGCATTTTATGCTGCTTTGTCCGGCTTGCGCTGCCTTGTTTTCCAGCCGTACACGGCGGCTACATACGGATAGAGGGAACGTGTTCTCCGGCGGAAACCTTCTTCGTCGATTTCACGGTTGTAAATCTTATCGGCGATACGTTCCGCTTCGTCACGGTCTTTGGCGATACGATATAAGGCGTAGTTCGTACCGTCATGATGGCCCATCCGTCCGCGAATGTTGTAGCCGTCGCCGTACCATTCTGCATCGTCGCACTGGGATTTCAAAATATCGGCAATGGTGCTGCCCAATATTTGATAGCCTTGTCTCCGGCCTTTCCATAATCCCAAGTTGCCGAACACGACAATAATGCCGTCCACTTCTTTATTTAGGTTGCTCCGTTCATCATCCAACCAGCGATATACTTCTTCAGCCCATTCTTCGTCGCTGACCTCGTAACTGTCATCGTCCAATATTTCCCTCTGGGAATTTTGATAGTATTCTTTTGCCTTTTCGTCCAACAGGTCATAGCTTGACCAAATTATCTGTTTCATACGCTTTGAATTTTAAGTTTGACTTTCATTTTTTATCCCTGCCTTCGGAGGGTTTCCCTCGTCCGGCGGAATTTGATTTTACGTGCGGACCACAAGGCGGACAGAAGGGAAATAAGGCAAGGAGGAAGCGGATAGTCCCGTGGACGGTTTCATTTGTGTTGAACAAGTATTGACGAGCTTGCGAGTTGATGGTTGTTAACCACAAATGAATCCGCGCCTTGCCGATTCCCGACCGCCTTAACTTTGCACGGGAAAATCAATGGACGACGGCGGACTCTTCGTGTGGAGTATGAAGGAGTATAAAAGTGGGGACGTTCCGGAACGGTAACGAGCAAAACAAAAGCGGCTTCCAAGCCGCTTTGTCCGGATAAGGCAGAGGTTATTTCTTGCCTTTTCCCGGTTTCTTTTCCGGCTCGGCGGGAGTTTCCTCCTTTTCGACGGCCGGATAGAACTTGGTGGTGACCATCACGATACGGCTGTGCTTTACGCCGTCCTTGTCGGACCACTCTTCGGGTTTGAAATAGCCCTCCACGGTCAGGAGCGTACCTTTGGTCAGTTGGTCGAACGAACCGGCATTCTCTTTTTTGCGCCATGCTTCCATGCTCATTAGAGCTGATATGCGGCTGGTTTCATCGCCGTTCTTCTCCTGACGGCTGATTGCCAATGGGAAACGTGCTACACTGGTGTTGGTGAACTGGCGGATTTCAGCGTCCTTTGCTACGAATCCGGTTACTACGAAACTGTTCTCGATCTTTTTCATTGCGATTGTTTTTTGAAGTTAATAAATCATTTTTACGGTGCGGAAAAAGTAGGTGCAGTCAAGGGGATGCACCAAGGATAGCGCATAAATACTCTTTATTTTGGAGCGCAGCCCCAAACCGAAGGCCCGATAAAGGAAGATTTATGCGGTACGCCATTGGTCAAGGCCGCATGGCCGTTCCCGTCTGCATACTAACTTTGCAACGGAATAATGATGATGACTTCGATAGAAAACGGTCGCGAAAAAGACGAGGCAAGACAGATCGTGGCGGATTTTGGTTCGAAAGGACTTGTCCGCCTGACAACACAAGGGACGGCTTATTCCGGCATGAAGCCGGGAAGAATACCAGGGATAGGAAACATGCCGTTCACTGGCAAGATGGAAACGGCACAAGCGGGTATGCCGTCCGACCAACCCATAGGGCTGCTTTTGCGGTGGATTTCAACGGATGGAGAGCCGACAATCGGCGTGTACGGTGTATCAGTGTGGGGCTGTCCTGCCTGTTCCCGGTCGAAGGAATGGAGAAACGGCAAAGGGAAAAAGGCAGGACGCTGCCTTGTGTGTAAAGCGGCGAGGTAGCGTTCGTGCGAGTGAACGTTCGATATAAAAGGATATGGCGTAGCCAGAAGGTATAAAGGGGTATTTCCGAAGGAAACGGTATGAGCGTATGTTCGAAAATAAAAGAGGGTATCGCACCGGCATATCTGTCTTAGCCGGTGTAAACGGGCTGAAACTGATACTACAGCCCGTTACTGTATTTACCTTTTTTCTGTTTCGGTCTGTAATTCTACCGGCTCGTCATCCCATGTCAGTTCTTTGCCGAGAAGTTTGTAAACAGTCCCTTTGGGGAGTTCTATCTCGATTGGTATGTTGTACACTTCTTCCAAATACTCCCAATGCCCACAACGGGCTTTTCGGGCATAATCCATTCTGTTCCGTCTTTATTTACTGCCAACCATGCCATAATATTACATTTTTAATCTGTTTCTTTGTGATAATTTTATTCTTCTTGTGTTATCATTCTCTTGCTGTATTCCAAAATTTTATCCATCGTAAGCCACTCCGGTTTTTCGTCCTCTTTGAAACTATCATGCAGTTTTATCATAAACTCAATTTGCAATTTTTCGTCACCAGCCCATAAGGATTTGGGGTGTCTGTTACCGTAATTAAGGTAATACTCACAATCTGACTGTAAGCGTCCTAATAACTGGTATCTGAAAACTGAATCTCTGTGTATTACTTCGTCTACCGTTACTCTTCCATTTGAATTTGTTACATCGTTTGCCATAATCTATAAAATTTTAAGTTTTCTTTTTTTCCCTCTTGTAGCACCAACTACTTTCGGGCCTGATTTAATTATGTCGCCTCGAAAGGTGTCATGGCTCTTTATGCAAGGTTTTACGATTAAATACTACCCGTGCGAAGCGGAGGGTGGAGATTTTGTCGTGAACCGTCAGGCTTGACCTTGCATACAAGAAAGACATGACAAGTACCTTTGCGACACAATTCATATCAGGCAGCCCGAAAGCGATGTGCGAATACAGGGAAGAGAAGGTCTCTTGCAAAAGGTCCGATAGTTTATATAAAAGGGTTGCAGCGAAAAGAAAAATATAAATGGATATTCCAGGCTGTATAAGAATTTTGATTGTGAGGATAAAAAAAGGTATTGAGCCAGCATGTTTATCGTGAGAAAAGAAACGGGCTGCAACTGGCAGTTCCAGTTCAGCCCGTAAAAGTACATCGGAGGTCTCTTGCCTGTTCCCGTCAGAAATGGGCTACCATAATCCGATGTTTGAAAATTCTGTTTTTATTGCTCGGTCGCCGTTGGTTTATCCAGATATGGTGTGCTCCGTATCCGAATATGAAATACTCATCGAGCGGGGTTTCGTTCTTCAAGCGTTCCATACTTGCACGAAGTTCGGTTTCATCGACTGAAAGAAGAATCGTGTTCATGATTCGGAAATAGATTTCTTCCGCTTCATCGCTATAGCGGCAAAAGACGTGTTCGATTGTTACATTCATAGTTCTATTGGTTTGATTGAGGTGTTTCGGGTACATTAGTCATTATTGATTCTCCGTCTTGATTGAAAATCTCTATTGTCGGGTTGCCGTCGTTTTCTTCGGGGAGCATGAATTCCGATGTATCGGTCAATGCTTGCCACTCTTCATAGCAAAGACGGTTGTCAATGATGTTCGACACGTCCTCACAGTTCCATGAGCGGACGATTGCCTCGGCTTCTTCGTAACTATTTGCTTTCACACTGAAATAATCCCGTTCCCAACTTGTAACCTTACGGTCTTGATAAAATTTGTATTTTCCCATTATCCTTGTTTTTTAACTGTTTACTTCTACAATATCCTCGATTCTGCCATATAGTATCGAGCGTAATGCTGTTTTGTCAGTAGCATAATACTCGTGAATACTTCCGTACTGTTTGACGAAATACCGTTTGAGAACGTCGGAAAAGTCAAAGTGATAACCGCTCAAGGCAATTCCACGTTTGAAATAAATGCTCTCTCGCACGTTACGGGTAATCCAGTTTTTTTCTTCCCGGTTTAACTTGCCTCCGTTATTCAGGTGTACCCGCAATTTGTAAACCTTGCTGTCCTGTAATATCTCCAGTTCGGGAATGTCCCATTTGACGAATTTTGTTGCTATCTGTATCATACGTTTGCTATCGTTTAATCATGGATAACCACTTCATCACGGTATTCTGAAATTTCCTTGCCGCTTTCAAGGCAGACAACTATGGTATTGCCATAGTCGCCCACAATTGTGCCTTCCGTGTAACCTTTATATGGATCGTGTAGCGTGCAGGATAAGCCGATAATATCGCTGTCTTCTTCGTATTCGTACATAGTGAATGTGTTTTAGGTTACAGTTTGATGTTCCATTTGCCTTGCGAGAATATCCGAAAGCTCACGTATTCGTCCTCTAACTCGTATGTCAGTATGCGGATATAGATTTTGTCTTTGGCTGCCAAAGAGGCTACCAGTTCATCAATTTCTTTTTCCGGGTATTCCCAACGGGAAGAAAATTCGGCATCTACCGTGTCGCCATACCGGTTGACAAGGCCGTTGAAATTATCGTCCAGAAATGCCTCTATCTTATCGAGGTCCTGTTTGTTTTCCGTACTTGCGTGGAAAATGTTTGTTGCATAGTTTGCCATAACTCTGAATTTTAAGTTTTCTTTTTTCCCTCTTGTAGCATCTGCTACTTTCGGGTTTGATTTAATTATGTCGCCTCGAAAGGTGTCATGGCTCTTTATGCAAGGTTTCACGATTAAATACTACCCGCGCGAAGCGGAGGGTGGAGATTTTGTCGTGAACCGTCAGGCTTTGACCTTGCATACAAGAAAGACATGACAAGTACCTTTGCGACACAATTCATATCAGGCAGCCCGAAAGCGGATGTGCGAACACAGGGAAGGGAAGAACTCGTATAAAAGGTTGATGGCTTATAAAAAGGGGGTGCAGCGAAAAGAAAAATATACCGTAGAATGTTTTCTCTTTGTGCTGTACAATAGGGAACGGAGTATTTTAATGAAGTCTGGGAGAAGGTTTAGTTTAGTCCGTTAGCCTATATATATGCTAAATCAAAGTAAACTATATTTAGGCAGACAAATTTGCCTGCCTATAAGTTTTTCCTTACCTTTGTATGAACTAAAGAAGACTTGTTTTTCTTTTGGCTGCAATGGCTCTTGGAAGCTCAAATGTAACTGTCGAACGAGGAAAAAAATTCTGGAAGGAAGCTGTTCAAGAAGTCCCGATTATAAGCAAGTGCAAGGAAAGAAACAGAGTGAAAACAAAAAATCGGGAAATGACTTTAATTAGCAATTTTGTTTCTTATTTGTTCCTCAATTAAAATCATAAAATTTTCAATAATTTGATTTTCAGACTATTACATGTAGTATTTTTGAGGAATTAAATTTATTGGCAATAGTTTGAAATGCCGTAGATATAGCAGGTATATCGTTCAAATTAATGCTTACATCCTTTGGGGTTAGATTATCCGTTATCATTCTTGCGTAAAACATGGCTTTGTCAATAGACAGCCAAGCCAAAGGATTCACAGCTATTGGGACCAATTTTCGCATTGATATGTAAAAATCACGTATTGTAATCTTGGATGTTTGGCATAACATATCAATAGTAGAAGCGATTGATATTAGATGGTTCAGTTCTCCTGAACATCCATTATTTAAAAGCGTCTGACTTATGGCAAACCCGTATTTGTCGATATGAGGTTTAATATCGTCTTCCATGCTTTGCGTTATAACCGCAAGCGTTTCAACATTGACATTCGCAATCCTGCAAATGTTTGTATTGTACGATTCCATGAATCTTTTCAATTCGTTTATGTTCTTCTTTACTCCACGCCTGTAGTATGGAGTATTACGGCAACTATCGTAAATATTAAGTGCGTAATTATAAACTTGATCATTTACGAAGAGGACAATGTAAGTCAATGAAGTAACAAGTCCGTCTGTGTCTTTGTCTATTTCTTCCCAATTATTGTATTGTTTCATAATCATATAGCCATTAAATCAAACAATGTAGGAGCACTTACTTCGTTCTCCGCTTCCCGCAGATAAGAAAGCCCGTCTTTCCAATAATCATAATTGAGTTCTGTTGAAAGTCCCCTACGACCCAACTTGATAGCACAATAAGGGACAGTACCGATACCTCCGAACGGGTCAAATACCAATTCTCCTTTGTTCGAGTACCGTTCAATCAGCCTTTCAACGATATCTAACTGAAGAGGGCAAATATGATTCTGTCTCTTCTTTTGTGACTGCCTCGTATTGAGCGTACGCATCCGGACGACATCATCCCATATCCAATCTTTTTTACTTACAGGATCAACGGCCATAAATGTTTTGGGTAATTTCCCGTATGCCTCTAACTCTTCTGCGAACGACACATGTTCCTCATAGTTATAGATATGCTCACGTTCGTAGTTGCGGAACAAATGCCGAATCTTATCTATTCCGGCGCCTTTCATATCTTCGTATGACAACAATGAATTGCCGGAGGATTTCCAACTTGCATGGGCATCGATCTGCCAACGGGCCAGCGAGTATTCGCTCTTGTCCTTCTTAACAGGCTGGTCGGCATAAGCGCGGGAGGTATCGGTAGGCAACTTGCGAAAAAGCAATACATATTCAGGGCATCCGATTCCCATCTTGGAACCATCCTTGCACATCTCGGTATAGCCCAAACGATAGGTCTGGTTGTTTTCCCTCACCACATCAGTATCGACCGTAATGCGCCCCATATATCGGAAGCCATGCTTCATATAATGAAATACAGTCATTTCGCTGAACGGGTCAATAGTTGGCATACCGTCCCCCGTGGCGTTGCCGAACAAAACACGATCTTTCACATGGATGCAGGCCAACCGACCCGGTTTCAAAATGCGCATTAACTCTGGTGTAAGATAATCCATCTGTTCAAAGAACTTATCGTTATCTTCATTGTGCCCAAAGTCATTGTATGTAGGCGTGTATTCGTAATGATTTGAGAACGGGATACTGGTTACGATCAGATCTACAGAGTTACTTTCCATCTTCTGACATTCCAATACATTATCGTTATTGATTGCTTTCCACAACTTGCCGGATTTCTCTTCCCGACTGGCGAACATCCAGCGCATCATCTTTTCCTCGGCCTGCAAACCGAACAAACCGTTATGCCGGACAATATCAGTCATATTTGCGACCATTTCCCGGTGTTGTGCCCATTTCTGCATGAAGCTCTTAAATATTTCACCCTCGCTTTCGGCATAGACCAGATAGAGATCAACGGGATGCTGCTGCATAAAGCGGTATATACGGGCTATCGCTTGGAACTTATCGTTGAAGCGGTAGTCAATGAACATGATTGCTTTATGACAATGATACTGGAAGTTCAGACCTTCACCAAGCATCTCCGGTTTAGCTGCAAGGTATTTCAGCCAGCCATCTTTGAAGTCGGATATTACCTTGTCGGCTTCTTCATCGTCTTGTGAACCATAGACAGCCTTACAACCAGGAATCGCTTTGCATAGTTCCAGCCGTTCAGCTTCCAAGTCATGCCATAAAAGGAAATGGTCGTCCTTGTTTTCCGGGCGATTGATTATCTCTACCACACGGGCAATCTTTTCCTGCATGTTATCTCGGCGTTCTTTTGCCGCATCAGCAAGTCCGAGAGCAGCCTCACGAAACATTTTCACCTGTCCGTCACGATCTGCTCCAGCCGTAGAATTGTCCACATTCACAATCTCTTCATGTACGCGGAGTTCAGGCAACTCATAGCCAGTATCCGGATAACCGAGGTCGGAAGGCTTGGTTAGGAACAACGCCCATGTAGATACCCACAACCAAAACTCTTTTTCCTTATGCGGATAAAGTGTCAAGTTATTCGCCTTCGTGCTGTCTCGCTGAAAGAATCGAGTAAGAGCCTGTCCGGTGTCCATCACACCAAGATAACCAGCATAATGTATAAGTTCCTTGTATCTGTTTGGCGAAGGTGTAGCCGTAGCGACAAACCTGTAAGGAACACCCGAGAACAACGGTAGAAACTCCTGATAGGTCTTGGTGCCGAATCCGCGCAACACGCTGGCTTCATCCAATGATGTTGCAGTAAAATAGGACGGATCTATTCTCACTCCATCCTCACCATCACGCACACGTTCGTAGTTTGTTACCATGATGTCGGTAGGAGATATCATCACATCGACCATTGTTCGGACATAAGTAACTTTCATGTGCAAGTGCTGTTCCGCTTGTGTCAGGAACTCGACCACCACACGCTTTGGGCAAACGATCAATCCCTTGCCTCCTTTATGGTTCAAGATTACCCGAAGTATTTCCAGCTGGGTGACTGTCTTTTGCATACCGAAGCTAGAAAATATGGCGCGGCATCCACCGGCAACCGCCCAACGAACGGTATCTTTTACATGAGGGTATAATGTCGGAGAAATCTCTTCAAGATCAATATTAAATCCTGTCTGCTGGCTGATAGCCATTTTTTCTTTCAGAAATTCTATATACGTTTTCATTTATTTTATTCTATTTATCGTTAATAATTACCCGGCTTTCTCAAAAGCCTTATTGAACACCCTCGGATCAAGTATCGCATTCGTTATCGCCGTGAACGCCTTCACTATCCCGGGCTGTTCATTTAAGTTTATTCTCACGTCCTTCCCCGTGACCTCGCTTGATAACCGGTCGCTCAGGTACTCTACCTTGTCCAATGCCAGAAAGGACAGGGGATTGTACACCAACGGGACGATTCTCCGCATCCTGTCGCCGAAATCGCTTATCGTGATCCTAGACATCTGCGCCAGCATGTTTATCGTGGATGACAGGGATGCGATCCGGTTAGATGAGCCCGATACCCCGTGATCCAGCAATATCTGGCTGATCGTATAGTAGTACCGGTCTATATGAGGTTGCACATCCTCCTCCATGCTTTGCGTAATCTCGGCAAACGCCTCCTTGTTGGCCTTGGCTATCCGGAAGATGTTGGTGTTATAAGCGTCTATCTCTTTTTCGATAGCGTTGGCCGTCCGTTTGGCGTTATGCCTGTAGTGCTCGCTATTCCTCATGGCCTCCATGAGCGATACGGTGTAGTTATACACTTGGTCGTTCACGAAAAGTATCATGTATGTTAGCGAGGTGACAAGGCCGTTCGTGTCCTTGTCGATCTCTTCCCAATCGTTGTATTGTCTCATTCTTCCATCCTCCGGATCATATAATCAACAACGTCCTTTACGGTAAGGCATCGTCCGGGATCATCATTAGGGATCAATATGCCAAACTCTTTCTCCAGCTCCATCAATATCTCTACCTCGTCAAGACTGTCCATCCATAGATCATCCTCCAGCTTGGATTCCATCGTAAGTGGCGTATCTTTGTAAAAAAGTCTACTCTTTATGATCTCAAATACTTTGTTCTTTATAGTTTCTTTTTCCATTGCTGTAATTATTTTTATTACTCTCATCATACCTGAATGCAGTTTTCAACTATGATGAATGATTAAACATTACTTGTTTTAGCGAACACCACCGACTCATGATCCGGCCTCAGATGGGCCATGCAAGCCTTGCTGTACTCGCAAAATCTCGCTCCCTCGTCCCGGAAAACGCATCCCCTGCACGGGATCTTGTTCTGCCCGTTGTAGTACGGCCTGTACTTTTCCACGATAATTTTCATGTCTCCTACAAACACGATCAAACCGGTAGGAGTGTTTCTCAATCTCTCTGTTATTTCCATGTTACTCTATATCAGTTTTCTTTACCCTGTAATGTGTCCCATTGATCTCTTTAACGGCAAAGTCAGAGAACGTCGCCTCTCCCTTGGACACCATCTTGCATACGTCGTTGTAAGAGTATAGCTTGGCTCTCTTGTCAAACTTGATGATATCCGCTATGTTAAGCTCCTTGTAGTTGAAATTGTCAATAAGATGGTTGATAGCGTCATTAAGCCGTTTTGTGGTGAACTTATTCGCCCTTACCCTTTCCGCTAACAAATTGAAGAACGGATCTCCCATTTTCGGGAATGCGGTCATCAATCTGCTGATAGATACGGCTATTTCTCGTGGCTCAGCTAAATCCCCGGTATAGAGACTTACGCTGCACTCACCGTTTGGATTCCTCGAAATCGGCTCGGGCGATTCCCTCTGCGATATTTCGAAGGAACTCGTTTGGATCACGGTTGCATTGTTGAGTATTTGCCCTATTTTTGTTGTCATAATTGCCTGATATTACTTTCTCGAAATTCGTTGGTTTGATAAGCCAATCGAAAGATGCTGTCCAGCCTTTTTTGTTCTGCCCTTTCAGGAAATCGCTTTGGTATGCCTTACGAATCATGCCGGCAAACGTCTTTTTGCCGTAAGATTTTATACGTGCGTTAATCATCCCTTTACGGCTATCAGAAAGCGGAGTCCTGACCGTACCAAATACACCTTTTGTTTCCTCATTGAAGAATTTGACAAGTTCGGAGTAGTCGATATGTTCGGCGTGGGGCTGCGAAGTCCCACATACAAGAGATTCGTTAGAATCTCCTATATTATTTTCTTTTCTTTTCTTTCCTTTACTTGCTATTGTTTTTTCGACTTTTGCTATAGCATTGCTATCGTTTTCCGTAGCATTTGCTATAAATTCCGTAGCATTTGCTATTTCTGACTCTTTTTTCCCCCATCTCTTAGCGACACCTTTCTTTCCAGCCTCGGATCGTTTCTTCGATTTATCGTCTTTGTATCCCATTCTTTTCTTGAAGCTTTCGGAGTAGAAGTACTTACCATCCTCGGTAAAGACAAATAACCCAAAATCTTCAATCACGGATTTAATTAAGGAAGCATCTTCACGAAGGTCAAAAGCTATCATGTTATAATCTTTGACACTCATGTATTCTGGCTCCTCTCTAAGACGTTCTAAAATCATGAAGAACACTCCATATCCGGATGCCTTATGCCTCATTCGTAAGCGTATCAGCTTGTCTGAGTTCCTGGCGTTGCTGTCGTGGGGGAAATAACTCGTTAGCTCTTTCATAATCAAATCGCATAATCACAGTTTCGTTTGCTGTCGGCAACGAAACGCCTGTTGAAAAAACTACATAGAACCACTTTGGGATTCCCCATTGATACCTTGACCGGCTTCCCTCTCTTACATTTTGAGCAGGTATCCGGACGGATGGCCTGTCGTTCGTTCTTCTTTACCATATCTTTAGAATCTTACGTTTGTCAATTGTCTTCCTCTTGAAAACACAGCCCACTTTCCGTTACCCGTGTCTTTCAAATGCAAATCGGAAACTTCACCGAAACGGTTGATGTTACCGCATAAATCCACAAACCATGCGGCTTCCTTATCTTTATGAGGACGGATGCAACGACCTACAATCTGGTAATACATCGCAAGTGACATGGTAGGTCTGGCCATAACAACTGTGTCAAGTTCTGGGTAATCAAAGCCGGTAGTAAGTACACCAACATTGGCTACTACAGGTATTTCCCCGACCTTGAACATTTCGAGTATTCTTTCACGTTCCTTCTTTGGAGTATCACCGGAAACAATGACACATCCGGGTATGGACATCGTCAATCGTTCCGCTTCTTTCAAAAACCGGGTAAATACCAAAATACCCTTCCTCTTGCCTCCTGCTTTCGGATTCATCAGCCTTTGGACGATATGAACGATGTAACTATAAAAGTCTATCCGTTCATATTCCTTTTGGACTGACTTATCGGTATAGTCGGCTCCGGTAGTGTTTATCTTCAAATTGAGTTCGTTCCATCCGGTAGGATTCATCGGATAGTAGTTCACCTTTGAGAGATAGCCCATATCAAGCAAGGTCGATACCTGTACATGATAAATGACCTCTGAAAACACATGGGGCTTTGTCCGGGTTATGAATTTTAGCATAGAGCCGAAGTCACGGCTGGAACTCAAACGATATGGCGTTGCCGTTAATCCAAGAACCTTGCACTTCACAGCATCGAAGAAATCCTTGTACATTCCCTCTATCGGATTCACAAGGTGACACTCGTCCACGATGATATTCTTGAAGTGGGCAAAAAGTTCCGGATGGCTTTTCACGCTACCGATGGTTGCGAATGTTATCCGGCTTATCTCTTTTGAATTGAAGGAGGCGGAATAAATGCTACAATCGAGAATCCCGTAAGAACAAAGTTTCTTGAAGTTCTGTTCAAGAATTTCCTTGCTCGGCTGGAATACCAATGTATGACCGTCAAGTCTTGAAGCGATGTCAGCTATGATAAGGCTCTTTCCGCTTCCTGTAGGCAATACCATGATAGTATTTGTTTTCTTCGCCTTGTTATTGAAGAAAGAAACGGCAGCATCAGAGGCTTTCTGTTGGTAATCTCGTAATACATAACTCATAGCCCTTTCTCCTTTCGTAACTTCTTATTAAGTGCTTTGTAATACTTGATTAATTGTTCGTACTCAAAATCAGTCATTTTAGTAGTACCAGCAGCTTTCACTTTTAGTAAAGCAAATTTCTGTTGTCCGATTTTATCAATCAGATTCACCCGATACCCTTCTAAATGGTCGGCTTTGAATCTATTGCAGTGTCGGCATTCGGCATGACAATTGTTTTCATCAAAACGGGTCGCCAAATGTGTACGACTGAAATAGTGGCCACAATCAGCTTGTTCAAAGGGCTTTATTTGCCCGCAACTGATACATCGAAAAACCCCATTAGGCATACAATCACGAAGCCGGATGAAAAGGGAAAACTCTTTATCAAGTTTTGCCTTCAAATCCGGCTTCTTCTTTACTGTTATACCAGCTTTGTCAAACAGTGGCAAAGGCTTGTCTTTCTTCTTTGCCTTTTTTCTTTTTATGTAGTACGGCATATTTAGAATAATTTATTTGTTGCAGCGACCGGACTCAAACCGGCATCTAAAGTGCAACCCTTACGGGTGTGGCTGCCATTTCCACATTATGCAACACACCGCCATGTAAGCAAGCCATATCTTCACAGACCGAGCTTGCCGAATTAAATGAATCTATTGAATCAAATTTATTATCACTCTGTCTCAACGATGATAGATAACTGGCCACAAGCGGCCCCGTTTTCAATTTCTGACTTTGTTGCGATTGCTACTGCGTAATCGTAACCCATTTGTTCAAGTTGTTCTTTAATCTTTTCCATAACTCTGAAAATTAAAATGTTCATACTAAATTCACTCCCTCGATAATTCCGTTACCGAGATTGTTTTTCTCCGATATGTTGTTTGGATTTATTGGGGATAGCTTAACAAAGAAGTACTCTTTATCAAAATATTTCTCCAGTTTTTCCGTATCAAAATCTGATTCATTCACCAACGTAAGATTGATAGTAGTTTTCAGGTTACTTTCGGTTCGAATCCGACCAAGTTCTTCTATACTCATCTTCTTTGGATAAGGAATAAGCCAGTTTCGTTTCTCTTCATCAAAGCTATGCAGACTGATTTGAAGCGTCACATTGCCTTTAACGAAAGAAAAATCGCTCCCCTTGATTCCAATCGTTGAAACATAATGGTGAGTGTTCGGATATATTTCAGAAATACGCCCGATAGCTTCCTTTACGGCTTCAATGTTCAAGAATGGTTCTCCCATACGGGTATAGTTTATCTTGAACTCATTGGCATCGCAAGGGTCGAATCCAGCCTGCTCAATGGCAAATTCCACCTGACCGACAATCTCATCAGCCGTAAGGTTGCGATAGCGTTTCATATTACCTGTAGCACAAAACTTGCATCTTACAGGACATCCGCTCATTGTCGAAACGCCAATCATCCAGCGTTCGGAACGACTTCCCAAGTTATCATTGTCAAGGAAGTTTTGTTTCCTTCCTATCGCATCTTTCGTGTAGTACGGAAGAAACGTATCAGTCGTCTCTACAAGCATACCGTCTTCAAGACGTAAACAATACACTGTTCCATTCTTAAAACTCTTACTTTTTACTATATTCATAATCAATCAAAGTTATAGTTGTCAAAATCATCACTATCTACAGGTATATCATTACCAAAATCCATTGAGTGATACCAGTATTCCATATAATCCATGCTATCCATAATGTTTTAATTTTTATTATTTGTTGATTTGGTGGGAAGCCGGGGAATCGAACCCTAGAAACACATATACATATCATGGCTACTTACCTTTCTTCCCATTTGCCCCGACATATCCTCACGGACGGAACAGGGCTGTTTCTACTCTAAAACTAATACCATGAAAAAACAATATGCTATTATTCTATATAGGCTATTGAAAATTCTTTCGGGATGAATCGTCCTACCGGAATAGGTTTTGCCGATTCTATAGCTGTATGGATTTCCCTCTTTCTGAACTCATGTCCCTTTTCTTTGGCTTGTTTCTCACATTCTTCCTCTTTATTTTTGAGGTAGTGAGTAATAAGCATCATCGCCCTATCAACGTTAAAAGTGTTCACGACAAAAGTTTGAACTCTTTCATCTTCATTTTCTCCATTCATGAAGGTAATTTTCGTCTCAATTTGGTAGAACTTCCTTTCGTCAGGCTTGGATTCTTCATCTTCCTGATTCTCTTCATCCATCTTATCAAGATATTCTTCTGTAGTAATCTCTTCTTTGAGGTAGGCTATCGAAGCGTCGTCCACCTTGCGTTCTTTCAAAGTATCGGTGAGAATTACACAGGAATCGAACTCTTTTACCATAGTCAGAGTGAATCCGAACAAATAGTTTAGTTCGATATAGTCTTTCAAGATAAGGCAAGCATTCTCCAACCCTGTTGCGTAAAGCAGGAACTTGCTTTTCTTACCTCCTATTTCCGCTTGGGCAATATGCGGATATAACACATTATTTTCATTCTCGAACGCCAAACGGTTCTGATTGCTGACTTCCACTTCCCTGATACCGTCAGCTTCCATGCTGAAACGAATTTTCGCCAAAATGTCTTGGTCTATCAGCGTACCACGGTCGAAAAGAATTTCATTCCGTTCAATCGTTACTGTTTCACCGGTATCTTCATCAATGAAAGATTCCTCCCATGTTTTGAGGACACGTTTTGCAAGGTACATGTTGAGCATCTTCTTTGGGTCAGATGTCACATACCGGATTTCTGTTTTTCTTGTTTCTATCATAACTAAATAAATTCTTGATTTCTTTGTATTTCCTGCTGGGCGTATATCAGCATTTGATGTTCATTTGCAGCCGGCAGATAGATACCTGCCACTGATGCACTCCAATTACGGAAACGGTCAATACTCAGGGTCATTTCACCTGTTGTCAGTTCGGCAGAACTGCGTAAATAGGTTACTTCATTGCCTTTCTTGTTGACCGTCTTACGTTCAAACAAATCACGGTTGCAAGTCCTCTTATAAAAATCAATTTTTGCTTCGTCGAGACTGCAACCGTACTCACTACCGAAATACCCTAAAAGAAGATGCAAGTAGCTGTTTTGGGCAAGCGTGCGGTTAGGAAGCTTCTTTTTTACTTCCACAACGGCCCGCTCCTTGAACAGTTTATTTACATACTCCTTAAACTTGGGTATTTGGTATTCATTTTTCAAGTCGTATATCATCCATTTCCAAAGATTTTAGTATCGGTTATAAGTGCTCTGTTTTCTTCCAAGAACCGGATAAACTCCTCACAATGATTAGTAAGAATAGGAATATCACGTTCAGGATTGAAAACGTATGTTTCTGTATAGGTATCTACCACATAACCGCCTTTGTTGAACTCCACAATGTTATACTCAAATGTCCGTACATCAGAACCGTTCTTCATTAAAGCGTATGGATATACTAAATGCTGGTGGTGATCTTTGAACTTTCCCACGGTATAACTACCGGTTGTTTTGATGTCGTGAACACTGGTAGGCATCAGTTCGTCAATCAGACCGTAAACCAATACATTGCCGTATGCAGTCGGAAGGATTGCCTCTACACGTTGCTGCGTCAACGCCCCTTTGTAGTAATTTGCGAACTCACGACAAAGGGATATAGGAAAGACAAATGAACGATTGTTATAAACGGCTTTCAAGGCTATAACCTTTTGCTCGCCATTCCCTATATCAGAATATATCTTTTCTACCTGCACCGTTTCAGATTTCCGGTTCTCAATCATACAGTCAATGACCTCATTAAAAGCCGTACCCTTGTCGGCAGCTTCGCTGTCAAACGGTTTACGGTTAATACGGTCTATCAGTTCTTGGAACTGCTTCTGCTGAAACTCTTCTTCTGTACAAGGCGGATTCTCACTCCACCCATAATAACGCTCATATATGACATCGCTATTAAGGTAATTGAAGTAAGAATCCAATAATGTTGCATATATCTTATACTTAGGCTGCATCTGAATAAGTTTTAGTCTCTTTGTTAAAAATCAGTCCTAATTCTTTCGCCTTAGCTGCCAACATCATTGAGGCTTTCATCTTTGAACTTCCCACATGGTTGAAATCATCAATATGGGCGATAAAGTCATTCGCTGAAGCTGCGTCGGCAACTAATTCTAAACGACCTGTTATATCAGATAGCACTTTGTTATATGCTTCTTGTTCAGCCTTTTTTGATTGCAACATAGTAAGATATGGAGCAATAATCCGAGTAGAGATAAAATCATTCTTGGTCGTCGGATTGCCGTTTTTGTCAAGGATGGTAGGTACTTCCATCACTGAAGGCAAGTTACAAGTATTCTTTCCGTCATTCCTTGATGTCGGATCGAAAGTAATAGTACGTCTCTGCACTCCTCTCTCACTCTTCATTTCCAAGTAACCTAACAAATCAAGTTCGGTGACGATGGAGTTGTAGGACTTCTCACGTAAGGCAGGAATAAACACCGTATCATCACCCTCTTTTCTTGTGTCACGATGGGCAACAAAAATGATATGTTTCTTCAGACTTGATAGCGTTCTTGTCATCCAAGAAAATTCAGCATTGATACCGCCCCAATCTCGAATAGATGGCTGCCTGGTTCCACATTTATAAGTGATGATAAAATCCATCATCTTACCAATGGTATCAACCACAATAGTCTGATAAACAGACAAATCTTCTTGCAAAACCAGCTGAACATCATTCCAAGAAGTGACCTGCACAGTGTCAATATTCTCCAAATGAGCCATATTCATACGCTTAACACCATTGTCAAAATCCAACAACAGAGGCTTTGGTGCACTCAAAGCTACTGTGCTCTTACCCATACCTGCTTGACCGTAAATCATCATCTTTACGTTTGTTGGAATATTCAATTCCGTTGATTTTCTGATTAAACTCATGATTGTTATATTTTTAGTTAGTAATTATATTAGAGACTTCAATAAAGGATCTATACCATCCTTCAATTCTTTAAGTTTCTTCAGCGAATAAACTTTAGGACTATTCCTATGTACACCAGCCCTTTTCCAAGTCAATGCTCCCGTAGCGCACTGATGAGCCAACCACCTTCTACCAAATCCAAGTCGTATAGCTTGCGTTTCCGTAATCTCATCAATGACCGGATCCTTGGAGATCGCATATTCGCTGACAGCTTCTTTCGCGGCCGCTTTTATTATTTTCTGTAATTGCCAAACGTCAAGTTCCATATAATAAAGGCATATTACGCCCTCTAATTCTTACACGAACACGGGCGATAAGTTCTACATTGGCATTAGAACGGGTTCGGATTTGTTGCCGTTTCATGTCTAAATGACTATCAACACAAAGAATAATCAAAAGTACACAAGCAACAAATGATCTCATGGCCGGCGAAAAGTCCAGCGTCAACCGGATACCTGATATCCTCTCGGCTAACTTTAATGCCAACTCCCTCCCATTCCGAACACCCAAAATTAAAAATGCTGTCTGAAGCTGGTTATTTATCGTACTTACTGCACGATGCTTCAATACGGCAATCTCCTTTTTTTCATACCCGGCTGCGTACATTTGTGCTGTAATGTCACATTCGGGCGTTAACTCGGTAAATACTTTCATAATCGTGTGTATTTAAAGTTTGAATCAGGAATCTCTAAATACTGTAACTATCCCTTTCGGAACATTAGTTTCCGATCTCCACTTATGTCCATTTTTGTACCCTTGTGCATTAAGCAATGAAACATTGTTGCGCACTGTGCAGACTTTATCGATAGGAAATTCTACTTTCTTCCCTTTCTTTAAGTCTCTCATACGAGGCATAATTTCTACTTTTTTCTCCATAAACTGATTATATTTAATTGAATGTGGACGGAACCGGTAACGATCCGGCATACACACTTCCGGCTGTGTGCAGAGCATTCCATATGCCCGCCCGTTTGCCGGGGTTTTCACCCGGCTGCTTTTGCTAACCTAAACACAAAACGAATTAAACAACTTCAAGAAAAGCCTTAATAGCCAACATTTTCTTTTCAGCTAACACTTTGGCTGCTTCTTCTCGATTTTTCCAATCTTTATAAAGTTCGAGGTCCTTTTTTGTACTTTCGAGGTCTTTATTAAGAGACGACACCAATTCAATCAGTTCCTCTCTTGTCATTTCTTCAATACCTTTTGTTTCCATATACGTTATTATTAATAGTTACCAACTTTTTTCTTTATAAATGGCGATCGTTAGAATAACCGACATCACGAATGTTAATACGTGAAACGGATTAAAGAACATGCCAACAAAACAGGTAGCCGACATCAGTACTGCGCAGATGAATAAAATTAGCTGCACTCTTGAATAAAAAATTACTCTTTTCATAAGCGTTAGAATTAAATTGTACCCGGCAACCGATTCGATCGGCAGCATCACACATTATGCCGGGCTATATATTAAAGCGACATTCGATAGACCGTTTAACACCGATCCGGGACAAGTCAACCGGACTTCACGGACACGACATAATATCCAATATCGCCAACCTTATTACCTTCATTAATAAGTTAGTTTATAATCCTTTCGTTTCAACCCCATTTCTGCGGGTACTAAGGTGTAAGTAAGAGAAAGAACCATCAGAAGTGACCGGGTGAGATATGCCCTACGCCCACCCGACCGGGCTTTAGTAAGCCGTTATGAAGTTTTCTACTTTGAAGCTTCTGAATCCATTCGCATCTACATCGAAGTAGCGGACAGTTTTGTAGTTTTCTGATCCAGTTCCTTTTATTAGGCTCTGAACATCTTTGAGAGTACCCTTAGCACGGCGAAGCGATCCATCTGCCTTTTCATAAGCGAACGTTACAATACCTCTGTGCATTTGCTTTGTCAACCGGTATAAAGCCCATGCGCGAGAAAGACATACGGCGAATGCTTTACCTGTCGCTCTCATTAACTCATAAGCCATACAAAATACCTTGTGTCTAAAATTTGAAGTTTTCATAATCATGTGTGTTATATGCGTTAGTATAAAAATGAGTTCATTGCTTCATAACTACTGAAGATTTCAATAGCAGGATCGTTAGACCAGTCCAGCGGGGTGAGATATTCAACCTCTCTTTCAAGAACTTCTATTTCATTAGAGAGAATCTTCACGATCTCAGACTTGCTATCTACATTGTATATATAGCAGACTTCTTCTTCGCCAATCGTACTCAACGCTTCTAACTCGCCTTTTTTGTTTTCGAGTTCTGCTAATGCTGTTTCATAAGATCGTGCCATAATCGTGTATTTTAATATGTTCGTACTATTGCTTTACTCAACACGATCGCTTACCTTTGCTTTCGTGATTGATTGATGACGCAAAAATAATGCATCTGCATTTATAAATAAATGATTTTGCATTAAATATTCAACGCTTTTGCATTAATTAACTATTAAGTTATGCAAGTACAAGAAAGAATTAGGAAAATAGCAGATGAACTGTTTAACGGTAACATATCTGCGTTTTGTAGGGCTATTGATGTAAAACAACCTACAATGAACACTATTTTAGGAGAAAGGAAAAGCAAACCTTCTTATGACGTGTTGCTTAATATAGTAAATGCAAAAGCATTAAATATTTCTGCTGAATGGCTTCTAAACGGCGAAGGCGATATGCTTACCCAGAAAAAAGAAGCCCCAAAAACAAGTAGTGCCGACACAACAAAGAAGAATGGCTATATTACTTATTTACTCCCAATGTCAGCAATGGGAGGTTCGCTAACCGGGTTTGCAGAACCGGGTGTATTATTGCAAAATTGCGAAGCTGTTGTTTCTCCAATTGAAAACGTAGATTTTGCTATTACAGTATATGGTGACAGTATGGCCCCCGAATATCCTTCTGGTTCACGTATTCTCATAAAAAAAATTAATCCAAATTTGTTTATAGACTGGGGAAAAGTATATGTATTAGACACCCCTAATGGAGTTATAGTAAAAGAAGTACATGAATCTAATAGAGAAGGTTATGTATCATGTCACTCAATTAACCCAGACCCTAAATTTAAGCCCTTTGATGTTTTAATGGATGAAGTATTTGGAATGTATAGGGTATTAATGTGTCTATCTGCAAAATAGCTTATGAAATTCAATCAATACACCTGGAATCTATACAAACAATCTCCTAATGGGCAGAAGTCGATCAAGGAGTTCGAGGAGTCAAGCAATAATGCCACAGCAATGGATTTAGTATTCAAATACAATCCAAGAATGAAACTATGGCTTGACAATGTTAAAGCAAGAACTTTGATAGCGGATTTCTGTAAATCCATGTGGTGTTATAACATTGAAGAATTTCCAGACAAAGAAAGACCGAAAACATTAGAGGAAGCAAAAGAATATTATGAAGATGTTGTTTCTCGTGGATATTGGGAAGATGGGGAAATTGCCATACCAAGAGATGATTTTAAAACCATACTGAATAACATTGTATGGATTTCTTTTCTTATGTATTACTTTTCTCCTGAATTTTATTTTCCCAATATATTTGTTTTTCGTTTCTTTGATCTGAAAAAGATAGCGGATACTTTTGATATAGAATTATCTCCAATCCCAAAGAAACCAAACTACAAAGCAAGGTGCATGTATTATTGGAGGCTGTGCGAGGTATTCTATCAGTTCAGAACAAATAACAATCTTTCACCGGCAGAACTGTGCGCATTCTTATATGATTTTGCACCGAACTTCATTTCGAAAGAAAACACTGAAATTCCCAAGCCATCACAAGCATGGTGTATCGGTGGATTAATTGATCCTGCCGAAGTTTATGATATAACCTTTTGGCAAGCTAACCCAGAGACAAAAAAGGGTGATATCCTTATTCACTACGAGACATCACCAATCAGCGCAATTACTTGCATCTGGATTGCACAAGCGGATGGTGTTATAGATCCATTCTTTCATTATTACAGTAACACCTACATAGGTGACAAAATAGACATTCCTCGTATCACGTTGAAAGAACTTCAAACAGACAAATACTTTTCAAAGCACCCCCTTGTCAGAAAGAAATTCCAAGGTGTGAACGGATGGCCAATGAGTAGCGAGGATTATTCAGAACTCCTGCGAATGATAAAGGCAAAAGGATTTGATACAGATACCCTACCGAAGCTATATACTCCTACACTACCCAAGAATGTAAGTATAGAGATAGAACGAGACGTAGAACAACAGTTATTAGAACCTTTGCTTAACTCTATGGAATGGTATGAAAACAAAGATTTCATTCGCCAATTGCCAATACATGCAGGACGGGGCCATAGGGTATTCCCAGATTATGCCTTACATTATGACAATAAGCCAGACTATGAACGAGCAAAAGTATTGATTGAAGCCAAACTTCACATGAAAAATAATCGAGAGGTGGAAGAAGCATTCTTGCAGGCACGTTCATACGCCCTACTATTGGATTCTTCCGTCATTGTTCTATGTGATAAGCAATGTTTGATTATATATGAGAAGAAAGACAGTTTCGACCGAGACAGATACAAGAAATATCATTGGGTAGATTTTGAAAATCCGGACATATTCAATGAATTAAAGAACAAATTAAATTATAAATAGCATGAAGAAAATTTTATTTTTAATGATAATTATAATCACCTTCTCCTGCGGAGGTGGCAAAACAGAAATAACAGGCGCAGATAAATATATCAACACCATCACAGGATTCACCTGTGAAAAAGCAACTGTTACCGATAATGGCTATTTAGTGATTGCCATTGACGCTGAATCTGCTTCCGGATATGATACGCTTGCTTCACAATTTCTTGAAGAAGCTAAAAAAGAAGGTGTATCTGGACTAAAAGGAGTATTGATCGTCGATATAAAAAACTCGAAGTTTGAACAAGGAGCTGTTGTTGGCAAAAGAATAGGGAAAGCTTATGAATAA